TCACCCCTCGACTGGGCAAAGAAGACTCTGGCGGAAGTGAAAACGCTCCTGGGCCTGGGCGGCAGCGTTCCGGCGCCCGTCGCTGAATCGGACTTCATCGTCGCGACCGGATCACCCCTCGACTGGGCAAAGAAGACTCTGGCGGAAGTTTTGGCGATCATTATGCCTTCGCCCGGCCCCATCGGCGGGACGACGCCTAATACGGCAGCTTTTACAACCCTCAAGTTAACCACTGGCTCCGGTCAAGGTAAGATCCCGGTTTCCGACGCAGATGGAGATCTGTCGTTCTTGACCTTGAATAACGGCATCAACCGGATCGGTACGCCTGGCGAGTGCGGCTTCGGTTGTGGCATCTGTCCGGAGGCGAACCTCCCGGTCGGGATGACACCCATGGAGGGATGCTATCAGCTCGGTCATGTGAATTACGGAAACTATACCTTCTCCGATGGTTCGGTCATGGTTTATGTCCCGAAGTTCTATTATCGGATGCACACCTGGGCCACAAACCAGATCACGGCGGCGACAAAAGCGAACCCCTGCCAGATTACCCAGGTGGCGCACGGGTATGTGAATGGGGACCGGATCTTCATCTGCAACGTCGGCGGGATGACGCAACTCAATAACCTGTTTTTCACGGCTACGCGGGTGGACGATGATAATTATACCATTGGCGTCGATTCGTCCGCATACAGTACCTATACCGGAGCTGCCGGAGATTCCACAAAGGGGTTCGGTGCAAGTTTTGAGTTCAATAAGACCCTGATAGCGTATGGGAAAAACTCCATCGCCATCCGAGGAACCGAGACCTATGCAAACGAAGCGGCGGCGAATGTCGATGGATATGCCCTGCATAGGGCGTTCTGGGATGACAACGTTGAACAGCCCGGATTCTTCGCGGATAAGTACAAGGCGAGCAAGAATGCCCTCGGGTCCGGATTTGTGGCTTCTTCATTGCCAAACGGGAAACCGCTCAGTTCAGCCGCAGCGCACAACCCCTTCGCGGATTTGACGGGTGGCGCGAATTACTATTACTCCGCCATCGACCTGGCCCATCGCAGGGACGGCGTGAACGGTAATGTAAACGCTTCCTCGATCTTCTTCTGTTGTTCGCAGTTTATCCATGCGGCTCTGGCAATGCTCTCTCTGGCCCATGGACAGTATGCCCAAAACGACACCTGGTGTGCCTGGTATAACGCGACATATAACTACCCCAAGGGCTGCAACTCCAACGCGCTTAAGGATACGGACGATGCCACGGTCACCTATGCGAGTGACGGTTACAGCAATTGCGGGCGGACCGGGTCCGGGGTAGCATTCGCCAAGACGACACACAATGGGCAGGCATGCGGTGTCGCGGATCAGAACGGCCTGATGTATGAGATCAGCATCGGATTGACTTGCGTTGCTACTACCGTCGCCATCGCGGGGATGTCTCAGGCGGCGGCATGTGAAATCACATGGAATGCCCATGGCATGGTTGATGGCGACTTCGTTATGCTCTCCGCCATTACCCAGGCGGACTGGTCCGGGGCCAAGGATAAAGTATGGTCGATCACCAAAACAGGAGACAATACCTTTACAATCCCCTTTAACTCCTCAGCGTTCGGGACGGCGTACGATGCCGGAACAGATCCCGGAACGATCACAAAGGGAGCATTCTATGCGGCCAAGAAAGCCACCGCGATGAAGAGCTTCACCCAGGGAAACTCCGGAGCGACCGATCACTGGGGCGCAACGGGCATCGCCGCGATGATGGATGCATTTACGCCTCCGTTCAAATCAGGATACACCTTTACCATGCGATTCGGGTCCGGCGTCAACCAGGTTCTCTCCGGAGCGCTTTCCGGTGCAGGTTGGGTGTTGGCAGGACTTGGCTTTTCCAAAGACGGCACCGGCGTCGATGCAACCGGGACCAACCTGTTCGGCAAAGACTATTTTTATCAGTACATTGTCAATGAAATGTGCCTGCGTTCGTGCGCGGGTTGGTACGACGCGTCGGGTGCGGGAGTCTGGTATGCGTTTTGGAACTATGCGCGGGGCGGCTCGGGCTACTATGTGGGCTTGCGGGCGGCCTGTTACCCTGTGCAGCCGTAGCGGTAGCGAGGCGGAACAATGGGAATCCATAGCGAAGCGGAATTGAATCGGAAGTTTGTGGAGTTTGCCAAGCTCCTCAATATCTATCTGAATCACTTTCCGAAACATGAAAAATATGCCTTGGCGAATCGCATAAGGAATACGGCTTATGAAGTCTACGACCTCATTTCAGAAGGGCAGAAACGTTACATTAAAAAGACCACCCTGACGAATCTCGACATAGCCCACGAAAAGCTGAGGATGCAGATATTCCTCGCCAACGAACTGGGTTATTTCGGCTACTCGGACGGCAGGGAAGCGGAGATGTCACGCGAAGATCAAGCAGCCCATCGCTATTTGACCATCAGCAAAATGATCGATGAACTGGGCCGGATGATCGGCGGGTGGATACAGAAGATGAGATCGGAAAATAGATGGTAACAACGGGTAATATATTAAAATGTGCCTGATTTCGTGCGCGAATTGGAACAACACGTCGAATGCAGGAGTCTGGTATGCGAATTGGAACAATACGCAGGGCAACTCGAACAACAATGTGAGCTTGCAGGCGGACTACGGCTCTTTCCTCAAACCTTTAAAAAGGACAGTGGAGCCACAGGGATATATTATCCGGCTTTAAGCGAAATCGTAATAGAGCGCCCCTTTTTGGTAGGGAAACCGAAGACCAGGGACCAATTGGAATAGATGATGAAACGATACGGGAACCTATTTGACAAAACGTTCAGCATGGACAATCTCTATCATGCCTATCTCGATGCAAGGCACGGGAAACGAGCCCGACGTGCCTGTTTTGAATTCGAGAAACACCTGGGGGAGAATCTTCACGCCCTGCATGACGCCATCCATGCGGGAACGTATGTCCCGGAGGAGTACTTTCAGTTCGTCGTCTATGAACCCAAAAGAAGGGTGATTCATGCCCCGACATTCCGGGATGTGGTTGTGCAACATGCCATCTACCGGATCATTTATGATATTTTCGATCGATCCTTTATATCAACCTCTTTCTCCTGCAGAATCGGATACGGAACGCACCGGGCCGCGCAATATGCCAGGAAAACAATGAAGACGCATGGGGGAGATGAATACATCCTGAAGCTGGATGTCCGTAAGTTTTTTTACTCGATCGACCGGGTGATCCTGCGGCGGTTGATTACAGGAAAAATCAAAGACGATCGCCTTGTTGATGTCATGATGATGTTCGCCGACATGGAGACCCCGCTTGGCATCCCGATCGGGAATCTGCTGAGTCAGATTTACGCACTGATATACCTCAATCCTCTGGATCATTTTATCAAGCGTGTCGTGAAGGTAAAACATTACGTCCGCTATGTGGATGATTTCATGCTGATCGGCCTATCCAGAGAGAAGTGTCTGGCGTTAAGGGATGTGATTGTCGATTTTTTAAAAAAGCTTCTCGGCCTCGAACTTTCCCGGAGCACGATTCAAAAGGTTAAAAAGGGCGTTAATTTCTGTGGATATAGGATGTGGCGATCTCTGACTTTCATCAGAAAGCACAGCCTGTATAAATTCCGTCGTTCTGTAAGAGCGGGCCGGCAGGAGTCAATAAATTCTCTCCTTGGCCATGCCAAAAGCACTAATTCATTGAGCTATATGATTAAAATATTGAAGGAGGAAATTGCAAATGGCCAAAATTTACAAATACCAAAAGGTTATCGACGCCATAACGACGCACTGCCTGACGGAACCGGATTACAACCTGCTTGACACAGAAGACTGCGTCACGGAGCTGTGTGTCATCGGAGATGATACCTATGTGAGCGTTCCGGACGAACTCACTCTTCCGCCGCAGCCGGAAGAAATTACCGTCGAAGAGATCGAACTGACGGATGAGCTTACAGAATCAATCAAGGCCGCATCTCCACACGTTGCGCTCATAAACGAGCGAGTGGTGAGCCTGATCCGCGAAGCCTATTCTGTCAACGAGGAAATAAAGATGCTGCGCCTGGCGCCGTCGTCCGAAACTGCGGCGTATAACGATTATGTCGAGGAATGCCGGGCCTGGGGAAGGGCGGAAAAGGCGAAATTGGGGCTATAGGATGTAATTGTGAGGGTGTTATATGGCTATTGCGGGTCAATTATGTGGTGAACTGCGGTGAACTTAAAAAGGGGTTACGGTTCGTAACCCCTTGATTTTGGTGGGCGATGCGCGACTCGAACGCGCGGCCTTTGGTTCCGGAGTCATAAGATCATCAGCGATATTATTAAAGAATCCTCCTTTTTTTAATGTGGTGAACAGGAGATAACGCTATGATTTCCCCCCAATTACTTGTGGTGAACCACTCCGTTTTAGCCCCTCGGAAATGATATGTTCAGCTCCTCTTAAATGCCCCATGGCGACGTGTGTGTAGAACTCCGTTGTGCCTATATCGGCATGGCCGAGCATGGCCTGAACGATCCGTAAATTCTCTCCGCTTGCCATCAATGCCGTCGCGACTGAATGTCGGAAAAGGTGAGGGTTGACGTGTTTCTCGATCCCCGCTTTCTCGCATACCTTTTGTATTGCTCTCCTGACATTCACGATCGGCCTGCCCGTGCGCTTAGAAATAAAGACGAACCGTTCTCGCTTCGGGATTGGTTTGCTGCTCTCCTGGTTATCATCATCGCGAGGCATGATTTCACTGAGCGCGGATGCCAGGAAATTGGACATGGGGAGGATCTTCCAGCTTCCACCCTTTTGTTCGCACCGAATTGATGCATTTTCGAAGTCAATGTCTTTCCATTTTAAACCCTGCGCCTCACTAAAGCGAAGGCCGATGGTATATAGACACGCGAAAAACGCCAGGTAGAACGGCGAACAGACCTCTAAAATGCGCGAAACCTCTCCAGGCGATAACACAACCGGCAGCGGCCGTTTATAGGGTAATTTCTTCATTTTTACATCACGGACAGCCATGTTTTGTTCTTCTCGGCACCACTTAAAGAAGGCCATCAGGTAATAAAGCTCTTTGTTTACAGTTTTGTTCGATACGTTCTGGGCTTTCCTGCGTTTTTGGTAGAGGGTAATATGCTGATCTCCGAAGCCGAGCACCGGGATATTGCCGACGATCTTGTTGATATATCGCATCGTATATTCACGTTCACGGAAAGTCTGGGGCCGTTGATTCAGGTGGACCCATTTCAGATAGTCGGGCGTGAGGTCCTCGATGGTGGAGGCGGCGAGGGATACTTTCGATTGCCTTGGGCTGCGGGCCTCTTGCACTCCGGCGCGGTAATATGCATCGAGATCCCGTGCCTCATCGATGCTCTGCAGATCCCCCAAAGAGATATATTCCTGCCGACCATCCCTGCCATCGGGCCGGTAGCGCACATAATATATAGGCTGGATTCCCCCACAAATGGGGCATGACCCATCTTTAAGTTTTTGGTTCGGATGTGCCTTGCAGCGGGTTTCAACGGACATGGAATCAACCCTACTTGCCCCTTGTTCGCTTTTTATAACTTATCTGAGTGCTGGTGGCGGCCTCAAGAGGAAAGACGGTTTTAGTGCTGCTTTCCGGGTAATAAACGACTCGCAATGGTTCTCTTTTGTAACGGTATGTCCCCGGTGGGAAAGTTTTTTCACCTTTAAGCTTTTCAATTCGCTTTGGTTTTGGATTGTAAAAAGGGTTTTTTGTGACATCCGCTTTGAAAAGATCCCATTTCTCTACAAGCGTGTCATTCCCTTTAATGGATTCTTCAAAGACACTATTTTTAGACTCTTCGTCAATAATCCATTTATCCATGGATTAGTCCAAGTGATTTCAGTCTATTGAAGCGTATCCACACCTTTTCACGCAACCCTGGGACGCTGTTCAATTCTGCGGTTGCCTCCCATGAGTTCATACAGTTGTCGATGGGGGAAAAAGAATTTTGCTTCTTCGATAATGCAATAGCGTCCAGGAGTTCCGATAGAAATTGGGCTTTGTCTTCCTCGGAGAGATATTCCAAAATATCATTTTTTCTTTTCATGTTCTTCGGCCCCCGTATAAGACTCTAGGTATTTATCGTATTGTTTCGCCATCGCCTCAATCAAACCAGGAAATATAGACGGCGGCAAGACAACTTCAGCCACGATCGGGACGTGGTTTTCCACGATGCCGTCTTCTCCTGCTTCCTTGTCAAATATCGGCGCGACGTCGCAGAATCTTAAAGTCATATCGAAAGGAGTGCTGTGCACGGCAACATAATTGGAATAAAATCTAGGAAATTGGACGGTTACAGTTGGGTCCGGGACAATCTTAACCTGTACTGATTTTTTCTTTGATTTCATGGACCATCCTCCTATTCACGTTTTTATTTTAATTCTTTATGTAATATCGCGTCAATCTAATTCTCACCCTATCTCCCGAAAAGCAAGAATTACATCAACTGCATTTTAGAATAACGATTTTTGCTCCTGCTCTTTTTTCGAATCTTTCATTTTAGGCTTACCGCTTATTAGGCCATGTAGGATTCCCCGATCCCCTACCGACGGTATCGTCGGAAACCAACTTGGAGTCAATAATCGTTAATTTGTAGATAAAATCAGCCTCACCGCAATTATAAAACCAACTTTCAACAGATTCCCACTTGCCGTTGATTTTTTTTGTTGAAAAATCCTTATTCATCGGTCGGCCGCATCTTGCCAGCAATACCGATGAAGAATCACCAGTGCTTACTAATTCATCGCCGCATCTGAAGGCATAACATTCCGTGACAAAAGATAAAGCGAAAATTACCATGGCCGCAAATAGAACGTTTTTCATCTTCTTCTCCTCTCACATCTGTTTTTTTATTTTATTTCCTGCCCATGAATCTGAACGCCTCATAAATCCGGCACCCTCCCACCTCGTACTTTATAGGCCTTGCCATGCGTATATTTGTTTCATTGCATCGTCATATATCCACAAACATCCGATAAATCCTACACTCTCCCGCCCGGGCATAGATTTCTGGCCGCCGCAACCTCACCCGGGAGAAAGTTTCACTTCAATCGCTTTCAATCGCTCTTCATGCTCCTTAATCATTTTTCTTGCTTCACTTAGGTCATTTACACAATCAACAGCATAATGGAATGATTCGATGTTTTCCTTTAACGCGCTGGCAAATGGAGTTTCTGATTCGAGAACCTTAGCAGCTTTCTGCAAAAGGTCGGAGATTTTAACGGGAGCAGGAGGAGGAGTGGAGTTGGAAACAGCGTAAATGCGTGCATCTGGGATATGAGATATAGAATCGTCTATTTGAGCAACTGAAAGTTTCGGATCGGAAGAAGAAATGTTCATTTCCCCTTCACCCGTTTTAATCCAATCGATGTTCACCTTCCTTTTATAACATTCAGATTCAATAAAATTTAGAAAAGTTCCGCGATCGATTAACCCGTTTATGTTTTGCGAAGAAGTGTTAAATAGATTAGCAATATCAATCATTTTCTTGATATCAAACGCAATAAGGAATCGTTTAATGATTGGATTATCTAAATTTTTCTTCATTTTTCTAAAATTTTGTCTTGACATAAAGTTTAGATTAGTTTACATCCCCACCATACAGAGTTGAAAAATGGACCGCAACACTAAAAAGGCCGTACTATGGACGACAAATCACTAAAGAAACTCTTTCCGCTCGCCATCCTCTACAGTAAACGCCACAAGCATATCGATATCTGGGCGCTGCACACCGGAACCACTTTAAAACTGCACCGGGATCACATCCCAGCGCTCATAACAACCCTAAAGAATCTTCATCAAGAGCTATCAGGACCTTTATCAAATTCTTCTGATCGGCCTTCTTTGGTCTATTTTTACGATTTTGCAAAAAATGGATTAACGCCTTTAGCGCCTGGTCGTCGGTCATCTTGCAGTAAGCAACGATCTGGTAAGTGAAACCGTTAAACTTGATATTCTTTGGATGAACAACGTTGGGCATCAACATATGGCTAACCTCGATGCAACGAAATAAAAGATCGCAATTCATAACATAAGGCTGGTTACAATTACAACATGAATCAAAACGTCATTAATCGAAAAATTATCATGCTCAAAAGCGGTGTGAATGAAACCGCAGCCGCCAAAGAGCTTGGGGTACGCCCGCAGGCCGTAAATAATGAGGTTCGGGGATGTTACCGATCCAGCCGGATCAGGGAGTATCTTTGCAATGCGACCAAAACCACCCCTGAGGAATTCTGGCCGGAGTTTCAGAAAAGCAAAGAAACCGTCAACGAACAACAGGAGGTCATAGAAAATGTCGCGGCAATTTAATCTTGATTTCTCGCGTCCCGCCATTTCCGTTGATGGAGGTAAAAAGACTGAACGTATCACTTTTACGGCCTCATCTGATCTTCGTGAATTTCTAAATACCTTTTCCATTAAACAAAACGTATCCATTTCCGAACTCTGTCAGAAATATATTATTGATGGGCTCCAACGCGATCTTGGGAGCATGCTGTTGGTTCAAGCAAACGGAGAAAAGAACTTGTTCGATCTTTTGAGGCGATGATGAACTAAAAATTTTTATGTGTCTAGTATACCTTGGTATATGTTCGTACGCAAACGGTATACCATAACAAATACAGAACGTTATAGAGAACAACGCATGACCCTGGAAGATCGCTTAACACAAATTGAAAACGCCCTGATTGCGGTGGGATTACTTGAACCGGAGCAAATACCGGCGAGGATTCCGTCCGACGAGGAGCTTTTGGCGGATCTCCGGAAAGGCGATGGGACATCAATCACGAATGCGGTTGCGCTGGCCATCAGAACCGGTCAGCGCCTGCCGTTCACGAAAGTCAAGAAGCCGAAACCCGTCAACCCCCAACCAAACCGCTGCATCTTGAGAGGCCCATCATGGGCAAACCCAGCGCTACAGCCCGCAACCCGGGCGAGTGAAAACTCGCCCACAAAAAGATCTTTAAGACCACGGAAAAGGAAAGACAAAAGGGAGGGGAGTCATGAGCGCATCTGTTCACTATCTTGCAAGATACAACCAGGAAAGGCGACGCGAGATGATTCGTCGGATGATCGATGGGCCAGTACAAGATGAAGGCAAGGCGGACGTTCGCGCGTTCGTTTCCGGTCTGATTGTACTTGCAGTTCTGTTTTGCTTGGTCATGATCCTTTACGGGACGTTCGCGGGTAATTCCATGACCAACAGGGCCAACATGGGGGCGAATTATGAAAAATACCACAAAGCTGCAACAGACAGTTATCAACATCCTTAACGAACATCCGGAGCGCGCGGATGCCGACATTGCCCGCGATGCTCACACGTCTGGGACGTATGTGGGGTGGATTCGCAGGACATATATCCTGCATACGGACGTTAAGCGCCGCGTCGTTTCATTCGCAAAGCCCGGGCAAAGGAGAGCCGTTGTCTACGAGCGCGTCTTATGCCTCGGCCCGTCGAACAAACCACACTATTTCATGAGTCCGGACAGGATTAAATGCCGGATATGCCCCCAATGCCGCGAGACAACCGAGAGGATCAGGGGCGGCTATGACGAGCCCTGCCGTGTTGTCAATAGGGGTGCGTAAGAAGATCGACAGGAGGAGAATATGCTTCCGGAAGCCCAAAGATTCTTCACGTTCGGAACACAGGCACGCCGCATTTATGATCTCCTGGCATGCGGCCCGGCAACGGGCGATCAGATCGCCCGTCAGACCAAAATCACCGGCTATCAGAAGCAGATCGCGCTGATCCGGAAGCGGATCTCCTCAACGGGTGTCACGGTTAAAGCCCGACCGCTCAACGGACGCCGAAATAGATGGGAGTATCGCCTGGGCGTGACGGAAATCGATCCGGAGAGGCCATGAAAAGAGAACTGATCTTCCCCACGATCCTGATTGTCTTGGACGTTTTTGCAGCATTGGCCTACGTGCCCGCCTGCGACTGGCGAAAGGTGATCTACTGGGCGGCAGCGGCAATCCTGACCTCAGCCGTGACCTATTAGTATTAGGAGGATTTGTGACAGGAAAATTTGAAGATATCGGTTGGTCGATCGGACGTTTGGTTGACAAGAATCCGACAGCCCATCATCGGTCATTCAGCATAGGTGCGATCCTGGCCATTTTTTACCCGGGAGGTATCCGGATGGATCAATATGATGATCTGGCCGCCATGATCCGCATCTTGGATAAGTTCTTTCAGATCGCCACTAACAAGACCACCCCCGGCGAGGACCCCTGGCAGGATATTGCCGGATACGCCATCTTAATGAATAAGAACATGGAGATTGAAGCATGAAGGATCTATGTCTGACCGACGCCAGGATCTTTGAAATGATCCAGGAGGAAAACTGCCGACAAATCCTAAAAAATGGCGTCCAGGAAGCCACCCCATTCGAATGGCTGGCCTATTTGACCGAAGAGCTCGGCGAATTGTCCGCTGCCATCTCCGAGCATCATTATCGGATGGGATTAGCGACGGATGTGGTGGACGAAGCGATTCAGGTGGCAACATTATCCGCCAAGATCGCCGAAATGTATCTTGCCGTCGTCAATTCGGCAGCGGCAAAGGAAGGGTAAGGCCATGGCTCCCCGCCCGTACTGCCTGAAATGCGGATCGTCGGCCGTCAATCTCGGTGTGGAGATGGGCGTGCCGTCACTCTCCTGCATGATCTGCGGCAACATCGCCTACAAAGGTGTCGGCCTGGCGGTATTCGAGATGCGAGAAGAGAAGACGACGATCGTCAAAGAAGAAACGATTTCTCCCCAAAAAAGCGACACACACCCTTCCGGAAGCAATCCTCATCATGTTGATTTTAATGCTCTAAATATCATTTATGCCAATCGCGTCAGGAGAGAGGTTAACACAACAGCACGACACAATCCCGTGCTGACTCTTGTTGCTAACCGCCGATCATTAAGCAGTCAAAACGAAATTCTGGATAAATAGCTATGGGCATTGCCGCCAAATATCTCGGAGAAACGCGCCGCGCGGAGATTGCCAGAACCCTCTTCACCGTCAAGTCAGCGGAGGAAGGGAAGGGCGAGCTGCACGGCCTCTGCCCCCTCCACAATGAGTCCAACCCCTCCTTTGCATACAATTTCAAGAAAGACGTCTACAACTGCCTATCCTGCGGCGCCGGCGGAGATCTCCTGCGCCTCTGGTGTGAGGTCAAGGGCCTGGGACAAAAGGAAGGCTTTAAGGCATTCTGCGAGGAATTCGCTATTTCCGCTGATCCTCCTGGAGGGGTACAGAAGCGTCGAGGCGCGGCGGGAGGGGGCGGGGGCACAGCAGACGAAGTTCCGTCCCTAGATCCGGAAATGGTCCTCGGGCAGATGGAAAAGGCGTGGGAGATGTCCCCTCCGCTCCCGGAGCCGTTTATCAAGCGCCTCGGCGCTCAACGGGGATGGTCTCCGCGTTGGATAGAAATCCTCGATCTTCGCCTGCAGACGCACTACCTGACGAAAAAGGGTATCCTATCAGCCATTGATCAGCCGGACCGCGCAGCAATTCCGATCCGCGACACTGAGGGCAAGCTCGTTAATATCCGCCTATATCGACCGGGTGCGAAGCAATACAAAATCATCTCCTTTGCCAAGACAACGGGGACCTCACGTCTCTTCCCGGCAAGGCCGTTTTATGATGTGGATACGCATGACGAAAACCGCCTCCATGGGACCATTCTTCTCTGTGAGGGGGAATCGGATACAATCTGCGCCCTTTCGCACGGCTTCAACGCAATTACACAGACCTCGAAGCTTAAGAACTTCCCGCCTGAACAATTGGTGGTCTTCCAGGGGCGTGATGTAGTCATCGTATATGACGCCGATGAGCCTGGGCAGAAATACACCCGCTACGCGTCCCAGGCGCTCGCAGGGACCGCAAAATCGATCCGGGTTATCCATTGGCCGTCCTTCATGGGTGTCGATGAAAATGGGGGTGTTCCAAAGGATCACGGCCAGGACCTGACAGACTTCTTTGTAAGGCATAAAAAGACTGCAGATGATTTAATGGCGCTGATCGATGCCGCCGAGAGACCCATATTTCCAACAAATGGTATTAAATCATCATCACCGGCGGAGAAAGACATCGGAGCTTCGTTTTCCTCCAATAACGACGAAAATCAACAGCCCCCCGGGGATATTGTCTCGGTTAAGGATTTCTTCGATCATGGCATTGGTGGCCGCTATTCATTCAAGCCACGGCTGTTGGCGGAGCGCCTCCTTTCCGAGTATCGGCTGATGTCCGACCCGGCATCCGGGCTGATGTACCTCTGGAACGGCAAATACTGGGAAGAATTCGACGAAGATCATCTGAAGAATGTCGCGATCCGCTACCTGGCGAGCGAATCCCAGAAATCACGTATTGAGGATGCGATATACCAGGTCCGAAAACTGGCCACGCTGCCCCATGGGCGCAAAGTGAATGACCGTCTTGACTGGATCTGCCTGCAAAATGGAATGCTGAATATCAACACATTCGAAATTCTCCCCCACGATCCGGATGCCTATTTCACGACGATCTTTCCTGTGTCGCTTGATCCATCATCGCCAAAACGATGCGATCGGTTCCTGAAATATTTGGATACGAATGTTCAGACACCGGAGGTTATTGATCAGATACAGGAATTCGCAGGCTATATTCTAACCCGCCATGCGCGCTACGAAAAATGTCTGTTTTTGTTCGGTCCCGGCCGTGACGGGAAATCGAAGTTGATGAGGTTGCTGCGGGAAATGGTGGGGGCTAAAAACTGCTCTGCCGTATCATTCCCCGATCTGGAGCGGGAGTTCCCCCGGTCCTCTCTCTACAACAAGCTCCTGAACATCTCGACGGAAATCGGGAGCGAGGCCATCGAAAGCAGCTATTTCAAGGCAATTACTTCCGGAGATCCCATACAGGCCGCCTTCAAGCATAAAGACAATTTTGAATTCAGCCCATACTGCAAATTGATTTTTGCCGGGAACATCTTGCCCCGTATTAAAGATACATCCGATGCGCTGTATGAGCGCTTCCTGCCCGTCAAATTTAAGCGGCAGTTCCTTGAAGGGGACCCGGATCGTGATGTGATGTTGCTGGAGAAGCTCATCGAGGAGTTGTCTGAGATTTTCTATTGGGCGCTCTGCGGCCTGCAGCGGCTGATGAAGAATGGACGGTTCACGGATTGCGAGGAGACGCGCGAGCTTATCATAGGGTACCGCCGTTCAAACAGCCCAATCCTGTCATTCATCGAGGATGAATGCATTATGGGCGCCGACCAGGAGGTCTTCAAAGACGAGTTGTACGCTCGATACCGCCAATATTGCGGGAAGAACGGATATATGCCGGTATCGAATAACAACTTTTTCCGTGATCTGGAAGCTGCCCTCAACAATCTGCGCATCTATCGCCCCAGGACCGACGGCAAGCGCAAGCGTGCCATCCAGGGCGTTGGTTTGAAAGGAACGACATGAATGTGACGGGTGGGAATAATGAGATGGTGGCTTTTGAAGTGGTTATAGACAACCAGACGTGTATCACATTCGCGCACACGGAGAAGGCGGCACGATACAATGCCGTGTGGGCCGCTCGAGAGGCCGGATATTATGCACATCGAGGGTGGCCCACTCATCTTAAGGCAAAGCGAGCATCACGCTATGACAGAATACCGTTAAGGGACCGAGGCGCCCGCAAGTGCTTTGACCCGGAGCATGCTCGATACTATCCGGAGGGGATATGAATACATTCCGTGGTACCGTTGAAAATGACATTGTCGTTCGATCAAGTCTCACTGGATGCCTTTCCCCCGTCCCCCCGGGAAGAAAAGCGCCGACCAGGTTTTGCATTATGCACGCCATGGTCCAGGTTTGGACCGGGATGGTCCAAGTAGCACCCGGAAAAAAGAGTAATGATTTCAAATGCTGGTCCAAGTGGTCCAAGTGGTCCAAGCATTTTTACAATAACGCACATGTGCGCGCACGCCAAATTTTATGAGTGTTTTGTAATTGGTTTTATAGAAAAGTGGTTGGACCGCCTGGACCACTCAACACTGACGCGGGTTTCCGCCGGTCCACAGCCTGGACCAACCCGGTCCAACCTGAACCAGGCCAGAAAGGAAGGGTGAGCTCATGGCCATAATGAATTTCGACAAGTATAAATCAAAAACAGAAGAAATGCGGCTGCAAGATCCACCTGTCATCCCAGTAGGACATCCGGAACATGGCTTAACCGTAGCCGATTATGACGACCACTACCCAGCGAGACCACCCGCATGGATGACAACCCCATCGATCGTTCTCCTGGAGGAGTACCTGGAGAAATATCAAGACCAGGGGATCATGCTGTTCGAACGCACGGGGAGATTTGGTATCAGGTTCGATCCGCCCATGACCGCCGAATCTTTTCAGGGAGATCGCGGACAGAAGGTAGAAAATCTTTACATCCTACTCTATGATGCCGTCGATGATTTAAGGCACATGATCATCAATGGGATCGAACTTCCTCCCATGATTCAATCCGCCATCGCCGTGACGGGCAATAACGATCCGAACGATGATCATCCGGCGCAGCATTCTCAGGCGGCCGTGTCGAGAGCGCGGGTCCTTCCTGGAGGTCGATGATTATACGGAGCGCAGAAC